GGGGCGAATTTTTATGGACAATTTTATTTGTTTTTTCATACGGATATGTTAGACGAGTAATTTGTTTTTGTATCTTATACAAAAGAATTGATATTTCCTTAAACTGCTCAAGCGAATTAATATTTGGCAAAAAGATAGTTGATAAATTACATGATTCCCCATCTGCAAGCGCAATTTCTGCACACGGATTAAATCCATCAATTGAATTGTCTTGAGAGCTTTCTCCAAGCCTACCAACGCTTCTTGAAAGTTTTCTATTGACTAAACCATATGGTTCGCCTGAGCCATCATACCCTTTCCATAGTTCTGACATGATCTCATCAAAAGAATCGGCATATATAGAGTTGTTACTATTTGCCCTCCATGCCGGAATTGAACCAGATGACCAATTCTTTGCTCTCAGGAATAAAACATCATCTGGGTCTCCAATTGCAATTTGTGCAGACCGACGAGATGAGCCAGATACAACAATCCTACCAATAATGTTGCAAATATCAAGAACATCTACGGAGCGTAGTTTTTTTCCTACTCTTTCATTTAGCACCTTACAAATATCATGCACTCCGTCAACTAAGGCTCCCGGTCCTGATGCGGTTCCACCAAATGTTTTTAATGGAGCCCCAAACTCACGAATAAGAATTGTTGAATATGTAAACCCTTTACCTGTTACAAAATATGATTCAAGTACCTTATGCAATAATTCTCTCCAGCCCTGACGAGAATCTGGGACAATAAAATCAGCATCACTGCTGCGCTCTGCCTTAATTGAACCAACTTCTTTTACCTTGGGCAAGTCGTGAATTTTTGATCTTTCTACGGAAAAACCAACTCCACCGCCCAACATTAGGTAATCAAATATTAATTTAAAATCTTCAATTTTTTCTATGTTTGTAAAAAAACAATTATTTAAAGATGTGCCAGAAAATTTAGAAACAAGCGGTGTCCCAAGTTGCCATAGTGCTCTACCGGCAACAGTGCATCTTAAGTTAAACATATGATCAAAAAGTTGCTCGGCTTCTTGTTGCGTAAATGGTACGCCAATTTCTACTGCACCATCAATAATTCTTTTAACTGTTTCAATCCAGGTTTCACCCCTGCCTTCGCTTTCTATTCTGCGGCTATATGTTCTTAGATAGACAATTTCTCCAAGACCGCCAAAACCCCAAGGTGGTGTTTGGGTATGATAAGAATTAATAAACTCATTAGTGAGTAATGACATGATGCCTCCGCAGGAAAATACAATTATAATCTCTAAAAAATCAAGAGTCAAAAAATAATACTAAGGACTACGAAAAAGATTTTTCGTAAAAATCTAATCGCTCCAGAATCTTATCAGCCACCGCAGCCCACGACCAGTCCAAATGAAGAATTTTTGCAGACTTGACAAAAAATTTCTTGATTTCGTCATATTCGGAAACAACATTTTCCATTAGATCTAAAAGTTCATCATAATCAGGACTTGCCCAATCTCCAGTATCTGTAGAAAAACATTTGTCATTCCATGTTGCTTTTGTCATTTCCGCACTTAATGGAATCCCATACTCAGCAAAATCCGCACACCCTGTTGCATTCGTAACAATTGTGGGAAGTCCAGTTGCGATTGCTTCAAAAGGAATCATACCAAAACCTTCACCCATTGTAGGATATATTAAACAATGAGCTTTATGATATATTTCTATTAAGTCATCAAGACCAAGATTTTCTGGAATGGCAACAATTTGTGGGTGCATTGAGGCGGGTAATAGACGACCATTAATATACACCTCTGCCATACAGAACTTTTCATATTTTAAGATTAGTCTAAAATCATTATTGCCTTCATATAATTCAAGAAATGCATCAACTGCCATCTGAGCATTTTTTCTTTTTGAATCTCCACCAATGTGTAAAAAATTAAATGTTGATGTTAGTTCGCGTTCAACAATTTTAAACTCTTCAGAAATTCCGTGTGGAACAACATAAATATTTGGATTCACATTATGTGCTTCATAAACAGATTTAACAAAATTAGATGTTGTCCAAATCTCATCACATTTACGCATATTATCTAACCAGTGAGATGGAATTTTTGTAGACTCCCAAGGCGTATAGCCAATAGTATATTTTGATTTAAATTGATAATAGGGAGCTGGGCAGAAATTTACATGGTAATCAATATCTTCACGATTATAAAAGACTCCGCACTTTTTTGCTTGTAGAGCCTTAATTGTAGCCATAGCAGCATTGATATAACCGGGGCTAAACCAATGCTCTCCAGAGGCATCGGTACGATTCAAACTAAACCAACTAATTTTTTTCATTGCCTTCCTTTTATTGAGAGTTTTCAATTAGAGAAGAAACATTAATGCATTTAACGCCTTTTCTCATCAAGGCACTTGCCGTGCCTGCGGAAATCTCACAACTAATCGGTTGGTTGGTAAAAACACATCTGGTAGCAGCCAGAAAAAATCCATCTACCCGAACAATGCTAATGTGTTCAGGGTCAAGTACAACAGCAGGCCCGTAATCATCAGATTCAACAACGGCGACAATCTGCATGTTATCTACCATAGCATTGTTTTTGTTATTTTCATACTTTTCCTCAAATATTTTTTATTACTCTGTACACTAGTATACTTAGTATGAATAGTATACTAATTATATATATATATGCTTAGTATGCTTTGCATGCTACGCATGCGTAAGCATATCAGATTTTTTCACTTCACGTGACAGATTTCAATTTTTTCTGATATGATCTTTTTCGGAGGCTGGACATGAAAGTACTTGTTGCAATAATTTGGTTATTAATAACATCAGCATTAGTTAAATACTCACTGGTTTTAGGATTTAATCATGACCCAGGAAACTGGGGGCCCTTAGTAATTTCTATGACTATTCTTTGGCTATACGCTTTTTTTAAAAACCCAACAAATAGAGCAAAGTAATGCGTATAGTTAGCTATGATGAAGATGTAGAGTATGAAGATATACCTTCTCTTCAGATTGTAATTAAAGCAGTTCCGTTTGAAAAAAATTATGTTCCATCTTTAGTTATTATGTCCCCAGATCAAGAATATCCAATGTCAATTGATGAATTAAATGCTTTAATGGATGGAATAGAAATTGCCAAGAATAAAATTGATGAGATAATTACTTATATATTAAAAACAAAAATTTTTGACGCAAACGGTAAAGACATGTATCAATTTAATCCAGAAGATTTTGAAGACCTTGGAGAAGTTGATGAGGATGATGACAATGAATGATAAATATCAGGACTTAATTAATTTAGGTCATATACTTGGCGGAAAAATTAAAGATTTTCCATACCCTGTAAAAGTATGTCCATTCTGTCTAACCCCTCTCGTTGTTGTTCAGGCAATTCATTTAACAACAGATAAATATCAATATAAAGCCTTGTATTTAGATCCCAATCCTGACTGCCCTCAGTACGATGAGAATGTAAGAAAGGCATATGCTCGTATTTATTATTCATCAGATGATGCATATGCGGCATTTTATGATGTAAGCATGCCCGTGTATAGATGGGATAAACAAGATTTGGTTAGTTACTATAAATAGTGGTACAATGTATTTATCTATGCCAATTGAATCATGCTCCCTAGACGGTAAATCTGGATTCCGTTATGGCAAAGAAGGTAAGTGCTATACATACACATCTGGAGATGAATCTTCCAAACAAGAAGCTAGAAAGAAAGCCAATGCCCAGGGTATTGCTATGAGGGCAGCTGGCTATGTTGAAAAACAAAATGTTGTTTCCTCTGGCACAATGGGTTCTGGAATTAAAAATCCACAGCAGGGCTACGGAAAGAAAAAGAAAAAGAAAAACAAAGTCATTGAGGATATTAAGAAAAATCTTGATACATGGTTTAGGGAAAGATGGGTTGATATTTCAAGACCAAAGAAAGGTGGCGGATATGAGCAGTGTGGTAGAAGAGATGCAAGCACTGGTAAATATCCCAAATGTGTTCCAGCATCAAGAGCAGCACGTATGTCAGAGTCTCAGAGGAGATCTGCAGTTCAAAGAAAGCGCAGGGCTGAATCAACGCAGCAAAGAAAAGATAAAAAACCAATTAATGTTCCAACTGAAAAAATGGAAAAAAGAAATGTTCCAACTAATCCATCTCTATATGCTCGAGTTAAAGCAGCAGCAAAAGCTAAATTTGATGTCTATCCGTCAGCTTATGCAAATGCTTGGTTGGTTAGAGAATATAAAAAACGCGGGGGTGGATACCGAGTTGTAAACAAAGTAGCCGATGATCTTGATGAGCAAGAGGCATTGTTGGCTGATATGTTAATTGCCCTTACGGAAAAATACGGTAAGTTTAATGAAGATGAGATTGGCGTATGGGCTGGCTACGACTCGCCAGAAGAAAATGATGTTGCCGATATCGGTGTAAAATGCTCTAATTGCGTACTTTATCAGGGCGAAGGGCTTTGCAAGATTATTTCTCAAGCCGTAGAGCCAGAAGGAAAGTGCAGGTTTGCCATTATCCCAGATGGGGTTGTGGATGAAGATGATATTTCAGAGGATGATTAAAACTTCTTCTGCTACAATGTATAAATACCTTAGGAGGTTATATGGCTAAGACAATTTCTATTCCGGTTGATAATGCCGAGAAGATGATTACTAAACATAAATTCTTATTAAAAGAAGCTTTGGCTGCGGCTGCCTATCACGAAGAGCAGGTCGATCTTTTATCCAAGGCGGTTAAGGATGTTACTTACATGCTTACAGAAACAACTCAATCACTTGGTGGCTCTGATATTGGAGCAGGAAGCACTGGCGAGCCAGCATCTTCTGCTCCAGCCCCAACGGGTTTTGTCAATGATGGTGCTGTTGAGCAAGTAAAAAAGAATGATTTAATTAATCTTATTAAGCAGTATGAAGAAAAACACGGCGCTCTTGATCTTGATGCAGAGGTCATTGCTGGTTTTCTTCTAACAAAGTAATACAATGGAAGCCGTACTTGTTGCAGCAATTACTGCTGTAGGTGGTCTATTGGCTGTTCTTGTACAAAAAGGTAGAGGAGAAAATAAAGACGACCATAACAAAGTTATGGAAAAACTTATTGATCTTCATAAAGATGTTCATCATGTTGACGTTAAAATTGATCATGTTGAAGATAAGCTTGATTCTCATTTATTAGATCATACAAAAATCAAAACAAAAAAGAAATAGTATTTGGCGATCTTTCTAGGCCCGAAGTATTCTGAAAATGTTACTCTGGGTGTATAGAATTGATCGCCTTTACTATTTTTAAAAATAACTTTACAAACTTTAATTTAATTTTATTTTTTGTGCTAGGATGTCTCCATGAGCACAAACGAAAATACCCCACTTACCGAATCAGAAAATACTTGGAAAATTCCCTTTGTGGAAGTTGAAAAGCGCTACGAAGAAGCAGTTCTTCGGCTAGGTGATTTTTATAACAGAGCAGAAAGAGAAGTTTCTAGTGTTTTTTATGGTTATTATAAAGGTTGGAATTTGGCAAAGATTGTAAAATATTATTCTGTGCCTACTGACCTTGCAAAAGAAGTTTGGAATAAATTAGGATTTGGTGAACAAGGGGGTGAAGTTAAAGTGACAAGAACGCGATCAAAACAGGAAACGATTGTTGGATTTTTGAAGACTAATGTTGGCAAAATTGTTACGCCAGCAGAAGTATCTAAGAATCTAAACATTTCACTTCCGACCTTTTACAATTTCTACAATGCCAATAGGCATTTCTTTAAGAAAGTTAAAAGAGGTACATTTGAAATTCTCAACCCAGAAGTTGAGAGAGCAAATCAAGAAGGATAATTTGGGCGCAGCCTGTTGCTAATTATGACTATACTCAAGACTTCATACTTTGATAAAAACATAACTTGGGAGCAGGCTGCGTTTAAATCAGCAGAGGAGCTTTGGAAAAGATATGAGACATACAAGAATTTTAGCATTCCGCCTTTTTTGGATGCGTTTGAAACAGAAATTTCTAATTTAAGAAATGCAATTAATTATTACATTCAATCTGATTTATATTTAGAAAAAATTAAATGTATTAATGATCAAACCCAAAGACCATGCGACAACTCAGATCGTGATGAGCATAAATATTTGTGGTCAATAGTTGCAAGCAATGCAATTAAAGCAATTAATCGTTTCTATCCAGATAATAAAGTACGACTATTAGATATTTTATTGGTGGTTATAAATAAACAAAAAGACTATGGACACCATAATGTTGCGATGTTTGGAATCACAGGTCTTGTAATTAGATTGCACGACAAAATTGCAAGAGCAGAAAATATTATGAAAAAACCAGACATGGCAAATGCTGTTGCTGGTGAGTCACTGCATGATACATTCTTAGATATGATTGGATACTCTATTATTGCAACTATGTGGTTAAACAATACTTTCTTATACAATTTGAGCAATACAAAATGAAAGTTATTTTGCATAAACACCTTATGGTTCGTGGCTTTGCCAATAAACCACCAACAGATGCCGAGATAACATACAACTGGCTAAAACATCTTGTTCATAAGATTGATATGAAAATTATTCGTGGACCATTTGTTTCTTATGTTGAAGAACCAGGAAACCGAGGCACAACGGCATTTGTGATGATTGAAACATCACATATTGCATTTCATGTTTGGGATGAAAGCAACCCAGCAATGGTACAGTTTGATTTATACACCTGCTCTTCTCTTGACGTCCCAGTTGTTCTTAAAGAATTAGAGTCGTTTTTTGAAATGAAAGATTATGAGTTCCTTGTCTTTGACAGAGCTGAGGGCTTTACACTTATTGATGGGACATTTTTAATTCATGCAGAAAAGTAATATACACATCGAGCCCTGGATTAATTCCTATGTTCAGATTGTAAAAAGAAAAATGAATCTTGTTGAGTGGAAAATTGATCTAGCAAAAAAACCATGTCCAAGTGATTCGCTTGGCGAATGCGATATTGTCTATGGTCAACATATTGCTACAATATCTTTAAATAAAAATTATAAAAAAGATAAACCGGAGATATTGAGAAATACGATTGTTCACGAACTACTTCATTGCTATCTTGCTCCAGTAACAGAAGCAACAACTCAGGTTATGGAGCCATTTGAAGAAGATATTCACGGTAGAAAGATTATTCAAGCTACAACTAATGCAATGGAATATCAGATTGAGAGAGTAATTGATAGGCTTGCAGAAATTATTTCTCCATCTATGCCACTGCCAAAAATACCAAATCCAAAAGGTAAAAAAACAAAGAAAAACAAATAGGCTCTCATGGCGAAATTGGCAAACGCAGAGGACTTAAAATCCTTCACCTTCGGGTTTCTGGGTTCAAGTCCCAGTGAGAGCACAAAATATCAATAATGTGATATAATTTTGTAATGCCTGAGCTAAATGCTTCAATTCCACCAATTGAATGTTATGTTCGTGGCAACTTTCTTCGCAATCAGGTTGATAGTCACGAATTGAGGTTTCCGTGCGTAGTATTCGGGG